ATTATTTGAACAAGAAGAAGATGGAACATGGGAAGCAACAAGACTCTATAGTGCTTGTAGTATGGGACTAATGGTAAAAATTCCACCATTAAAAACAGAAGAGTCAGAAGAGATGGACTCAGAAACCATGATGGCAATGTATGATTCATCAATTGGCAAAGCAAAGAAACCTAACTATGGAGCAATGATTAAGCCACGTAGCGGTGGATCCTCTCCTGCAAATCCAAAACTATACGCAAGAGTAGTTCAAGCAGCAAAAGATAAGTTTGATGTATATCCATCAGCAGTTGCAAACTCTTGGGTAGTTCAAGAATACAAGCGCCGTGGCGGTACATATAAATTTGATTCAGTACAAGAAACAAAAAGTATTTGGAGTGGATTGTTTGATCCGAAAGGATTTAATAAATAATGCCAAAGAAAAAAGCGGGAGCATTTAACGCAACCCAAATTAAAGATGGAAAGATTGTTCGTATGAATAAGAATGGAACAGTTAAGTCTGTTCTTGGTGACTACTATGTTAATCATAACAAGGTGAAGAAGAATGGCTGATACATATACCCCAACTTCTGGCATGAAGGCTGCTGCAAGAAGAGCGCTTAAGTGGAAAGAAGAAGGCAAGGCAACTGGTGCTGGAACTCCTGTAGGTTGGGGTAGAGCAACAGATATTGTTAACGGATCTGCAATGTCTCTTGATACTGTTAAGAGAATGTTTTCTTTCTTTTCTCGTCACGAAGTAGATAAAAAAGGAAAAGGCTTTTATGATGGTCCAGAGTTTCCTTCCAATGGTCGCATTATGTGGGATGCTTGGGGCGGAGATGCTGGATTTTCTTGGAGCAGAAGTATTGTAGAAAGAGAAAAAAATAAAACTGAAAAGTTGTGGGCTGGAAGTCCATTTAGCATAAGGGGTAGACAATAATGGAAGATCTAACAATAGATGAACTAAAACAATTAGTTATCTTTTACAGACAAAAGTCTAATGACTTAGAGTTTGAAGTACTAAAGTTTCAACTAAAGAATGCAAGAGTGCCCGAAAGTATTCAGGTAGATAAAAAACCCAAACCATAGGAGGACTTAGTGCTATATGTCATAACCTTTGGCTTGACAATACTTGCTTCTTGGCTTATAATTAGAGTAGTAACAAAAAATAAGTATAAAAAATCTCATAGAGTTATCTATCGCCAAAGCGATATGCATAAAATGATGAAAAAGTTTTTTACTTATGAGTTACCAGAAAAAGAAGATCCTTCCTCTCAGTTGCAAAAGCGAAGAGAAAAGGATACAATTAAGGTATTGGTTATAGAAGATCAAGCCTATTGGGTTACTAGCAATATATTTTATGTTGCTAATGTAGAAAATGGTACACCTGTACCAGAAACTGCAAAGCCAGTAGACACAGCCAATATGTCCAAAAAAGATATTCAAAAGATGTTATCTATATTAGATAACTTAAGGGGTGGAAACAAAAATGATAGTGGCAGTTCAAGGAACGACTGACTTTAATGACTACCAAATTTTTTTGCGTGCAATGAGCGTTGCTCTCTCTGGCATGAAAGAAGATGATAAAGAGTTTATTATTTATTCGGTTGGCCCAGCAAAAGTCAACTCTTTTGTTTCAGAATTTTCTAATCTTTCTGAAAGAGGCATGAAGGCTCGTGGGAAAAAGATTAAGTTCTATAAAGCACCTCAGTCATGGATAGAAGAAAATATGAGTTACATTAATTACTTTGCATTTTTAACTACTACTAAACAACAAAACTTAAAACTTGTTGAACAAGCAGAACTTAATAATGTTGAAGTTGGAATTTTTAGATACTAAAAGGGGTAAAGATGATCATAAAAGACTTAGGTACAATGGAAAAAATTGTATCAAAAAATAGCGACCTAAAGTGGGTTGGCTGGGATGTTCTAGAACTCAAGAAATCAAATCTTGGCAGAACTGACGTAAATGGTATTCGCATAAACAATCAATGGTACATCAAAAAAACTTTTAGTCCTTCTCGTAATGGCTGGGAGATTCCAGGCAAGTATAAGGTGTAGACATGAAGCAGCATCTATGGAAAGACGATGCTCCGTGCAAAGACCTTGATACTAATATCTTTTTTGATAAATATGAAGATGAGCCAGATTCTAGATTTTTAGTTGATGCCTTGTGCATGCAGTGTCCATTAGCAAGAAAATGTTTTGCTAACGGCGTATCTGGTAAAGAGTGGGGAGTTTGGGCTGGTGTATACCTTGAAGATGGTAAAATATCTAGAGAATTTAATAATCACAAAACTAAAGCAGACTGGGCAGATACGTGGCAAATTTTAACAACGGACAAATAAGTGTATACTAATTCAATGAAGAGAGCATTCCATGCGGTCCAAGCACCTAAAGGTTTTTCGGTTCAACTTATTGACAACGAGCACTTCCTTACCATTAAGTTAGATGAAAGACATTTTTCTGGTCTTACACATGGTGAAAAGATTGCAGCATTGCAATATGTAGTTCAACTAAAGAATGCTTTAGAGATGGAAGGCGCTATTGTGCTAGTAACTAGAGAGGTTCTCAAATGATTTATAAAATTGCAACTGTTTCTTTGTTAGTGGCATGTATAGTATTTTTACTTTCATACATTTATACTTTAAATAAATTGGTGATAAGCAAAAAGACTGCTAGCAAACTGTATGTTGATAATTTTGCACTAGAGCAATACATAAAACTATTACAAGACTCTAAATCTAACAACACAGATCAAGAGGTTCACAAGGAAAACTTTTTGAAGTTTTTGTCTGATTCTAGAGATTGGGCATTTGCATATATAGAAGAGGTTCAGACTGGTCTAACAGAATTTATTGAAGATGTTAAGCCAGAAATAGAATACTTTAGAGAGTATGGTGACATAATTTCTATGCAACCAAATTACCATTCAATGAAAAAGATTTCAGAATCATATGATAAACTTATTAAACTATTGCCAAAGGAAGAAGAGGAAGTAAAGTGAAAGATATTTTGTTATCTACACTAACAGGTTTTGGGTGCGGTGTCGTGTTCGCAGCATTCAAATTGCCAGTGCCAGCACCACCAGTTTTTGCGGGAGTCGCAGGAATTATTGGTCTATGGATTGGCTTTACATTACTAACACGAGTTATATCCTAGGAGGAATAAAATGAATAAGAAACAACTAGAAGCACTACTAGCATCATATGGTCGCTCAGTGCTTGCATCAGGTCTAGCACTCTACATGGCTGGCGTAACAGATCCAAAGGATCTATGGACAGCACTTGTTGCTGCTATCGCACCAGTAGCAATTAGAGCAATCAACCCTAACGACAAGGCTTTTGGCGTATTGCCAGATGCTAAGGAAGTAGAGAAGGCTCTCAAGTCTGCTAAGGCACCTGTAAAGAAGAAGGCTGCAGTCAAGAAGGCAGCACCAAAGAAGTAAATAGTCAAAATAGTTAGGGCCAGTCTATTTAGGCTGGCTCTTTCTATGCTACCAGAGGAAAATATGTCAACAACAGCGCTAATAATGTGTACGTATATAAGGTTTGAAAACCTAAGTGCTACATTAGCCTGCATAAATAATCAAACAGACAAGGATTTTGATTTTTATATTGTTGATAATTCAAATCAAAACGAAAAACTTTTAAAGTATTTAGATAAGTTTAAAGGCAACTTAAATATCTCTGTTCACAATTACTCAAATGAATTTAAGCAGTTTGCTAGGTTTCTATTAGCAAGAGATCTCGCTGAAGAAGGATATGAAAAAATAATATTTATTGATGACGATGAAATAATTCCAAACACCTTTATTCAGGAATGTCATAGACAATATGAAAGCGATTGTGTAAAATCTTTTTGGGCACATAAGGTTAACTCAAGATATAAAAGAAAGATTAAAATTGTTGGCAATGAGTTAGGTAACTATGCTGGTACTGGTGGGCTTATTTGTGATGCTAAACTTTTTTTAAATGAAGACTTCTTTGACTGCCCTGAAGAATACTGGATCATTGATGATCTATGGTTATCTTATTATGTATTAAAGTTTACAGACTATAAGATTAAAGAACTCAGAACAGATATTAAATTTATTAAAGATAGAAAGGCAACATTTTTAACTCTTGGAGATTTGAAACAAAAGTTTTCCGAAGAGTTTATCCTTCCAGAATCTGAAGGTATTGATCCCTTAGAATAGATGGGTCAAAGTTTTCAAATCCAATCGTTGCAGCCTTTTCTTTTTGTTCTTTCTTATCACTGTTAACATACTTATCAATCCTTTTGCCAAGTTCTCTAACATCAGCATCATATACATCTAGTTTAACTCTTGTCATAAGTGTAGTAATTTTGCTTGATGGTATTAGCCAATCTTTTGGAAGCACCTGATTATTTGGGGATATATCAGTCATAAAAACTGGAAGGCCACTCATAAGGGCTTCATTCATTGGTAGACAAAGACCAGCATACCTTCTTGGAAGAACCATAGCATCAAAACCATCATACATTGAAGACCTGCTATCAACATTGCCTATTTCAACAGTGAGCCTGGAGTCTTGGCAATTAATATTAAGTTCGCTTTGGCTCCGAATAACTAACTCATAGTCAGCCTTGGAATGTCTGAGCATATCAATTACAGTTTGAGTACCGTTTCTATCTTTGGAAGCAACCTTTCCGCCAATATGTAGGATTCTTTTATGATCTTTTGCAAGATTATTATTTCTAACAGTGGCAAACTCTTCTGAGTCAATTGGCGGCGGTATATGAACAACAGTCGTATCATTACTAAACTTACTAATAACCTCATCTATCTTCCAGTAACTAGGAGAAATCATATAGGTTGGCAAAGGCATATCTGGTTTATTTAGATGATCAAGAAACTCATAGTTATACTGCATTAAGGTTTTGACCTTACGCCTTTGGGCCAAATTAATAAAGTGTGGGTGGTAGAAAGTTTCACAGGTTAAAACAGAATTTAATCCATCCATAAATATAGCAACCTCTTGCTTGGTTGGAAAGCCATTGGTCATTGTTACGTTATATCCTTCATACCACTCAGGATATTGCTTATTGTTATTAAATTTTGCAGAGTTAATTAGGAGAATCCTATCTGGATTTAACATTTTAACTAAATCCCTTGTTTGATTTCCTAATCCAGTATTATCGCATCTTGCAATTATTCCAAATGTCACTCTGTATATCCCCAAGCATCATCATCTGATGTAAATTTTCTTGTTCCAGCACGACCATCTAGATGATATGAACGCTTAATACTTCCTTCTGGATGATAGATCCAAAGTTTATGCTTGTCCCATCCATCATCTTGGACTACCCCGTGAAACTTATCTTCAATAAAAGTTTTCTCATCACAAGCAGGAAGAACTACTTCTCTATAATATTTAGTTAGACTAAGGTGTGGCCTTTGACTCCATTGAAGTGTTTTCATAAAGCCATCTTCAATGCCAAACATTAGATGTTCATGCTCAATAGGAATAGATGCTTCAAAGTGAAATCTAATAGTGTTAGCCTTCTCATATTCAAGCATGTCTAGACATTTCTGCCAATCAATTTCAATGTCAGGAGTTAGTGGAGCATCTCCTTCAACATAAAGTATTGCTGCTGTTTGAATATCATCAATAGTTTTTTTCATCATGTCTGTCTGATGGCTATGCTCATCAAATATTACAGGCAAAACATTTTTCCATTCATGTAAACACTTCCAGAGAACCCTACTTTTAAATTCATCGTAGTCATCCTTACGGGCCAATCTTTCTTTTCTGAGACCATCAAGTTGTAGAATGATTTCGTTGTCTGGAAAGTGTGATCTTACTGAGGATATTGTCTCATCAATAATAAAAGTATCTGGATGACTTGGAATAACTGAAGCGACTACTATAATTGTTACGTTATCTTTGTTCATAAATATCCTTCATTATCTCAATAGAAAAATCTCTTTTATATTTAATCCACCAACATACAACCTGATGCATATTGTTTGGATAATCATTAATAAGGTTAGGAAGTATTTCTTTTAATTTATTCCAGTTATTAACTTTTTCAATTGGAATTCCTGCAGGGTAAACATAATTAAAATAATCAATCATTTCACCCTTAGAATCAACAAGATCCCCAACAGGCAAAGCCAACATCTCAATAGCCTCAAAGAACCTAAAGGTGTCTATAACTTGGGCACCAGCGGGGGCTGGAACAACTCTAGCCTTTGATAGGGTGCGGTAGTACTCTTTAGGCTGTTCTCCCTGTGCAAAGCCCTTTGTAGGCTTATAGAGGGCATTGGGAAGGTCTGGCATAACCTCTGCTAACTGTTGTCTACGCTGATGGGTTATTTGTCCACCAAAATAAATGTCATATTCTTTAACAGGATAATCAGGTAGGTTAGACTTTAAATGCTGAGGTGGACCAATAAAAAATTTATTATATTTTTCATGTTTTTGATGTGGGTATTGAACCCAAATAGAAATATTAGAGTGACTAATTTTATCTACATTAAATTGAGCGCTTTCATCACCAGTTATAAACAAGACAACTCTATCAAGGTTTTTTAATTGGTTTGATATTTCTTTTTCTTTACCAGCATTTCCATGTCCAGGAATAACAACAAACCCACGATCTGCTTTTGGTATTTCTTTTACAACTATCTGACTAACATTATTTTTTTCAAATGTTTCTTTAAGTAATCCATAGTCCCATTTACCATCCGCAGCATCA